TCTTCCAATGTATACCCGATGCAGTCCGAAGTTCACCGAGACAGTCCATTTACTGCCCGACCAGTCACAGACAGTCCTGAATAATGGGGGCTCGTAAACAGCCGCTGCGAGGGGCAATTAAAGCAAGGCTTCACAGTCCACTTCTCAAGGGCAAAACACGCTCAGATGAGGTTGCCAAGATGGCCGACGACTTAGGGACACCTCTCATGCCTTGGCAGAAGTGGGTTCTTGATGACATGATGCGAGTGGATGCTAAAGGCAACTACATTCGCAAGACATCGCTGTTATTGGTTGCACGTCAGAATGGCAAGAGCCATCTGGGGCGCATGAGGGTAATTTGGGGGCTCTTTTATGGCGGCGAGATGAAGCACCTGATCATGTCCTCTAACCGAGCCACAGCTCTCATGACCTTTAGAGAGATCGCTTGGATCATTGAGAATGCACCTCACTTAAAGGCCGGAACTAAAGCGATCCGTTATGCCAACGGCGGCGAGCGCATCGAGCTCTTAAACGGGGCAACACTTGACCTCGTATCTGATACGCGTGACTCATCTCGTGGCCGCACAGCAGACTTTCTCTGGATCGACGAGGTTCGAGAGATCAGTAAAGACGGGTACACAGCTGCAATTCCAACCACTCGCGCACGCGCCAATTCCCAGACCCTGCTCTCGTCGAATGCCGGGGACGCCTTCTCTGAAACTCTTAATAACCTACGCGAACGCGCCTTGTCTGCGCCACCTAAGTCTTTCGGATTTTATGAATACTCAGCACCGCAATACTGCAAGATCACAGACCGCAATGGATGGGCATTCGCCAATCCTGCACTCGGCTACACGATTACAGAGGAGTCCCTTGAAGAAGCTGTTGCAACTAATAAAATTGAAGACACTAGGACTGAGCTTCTATGTCAATGGATTGATTCTCTACAGAGTCCATGGCCTCATGGCGTACTTGAGGCGACCAGCGACGCCACGCTCCAGATTCCGGTCGGCGGCTATACAGTCTTTGGCTTCGATGTATCTCCATCTCGCCGCAACGCGAGCCTCGTTGCTGGTCAAATTATGGGTGACGGAAGAATCGGAGTCGGCATCTTACAGACGTGGGAGAGCCAAGTCTCGGTAGATGATCTCAAGATAGCAGCTGAAATCAAAGGGTGGGCTGATCAATATCGTCCCAAGATGATCTGTTACGACAAGTACACAACGCAATCGATCGCTGAAAGATTGGCCAATGCTGGTCAGATAACTCAGGATGTCTCAGGCCAGCAGTTCTATCAAGCATGTTCGGATCTTCTCGATGGTCTGGTCAATGGTCGAGTAGTCCATAACGGGCAAGAAGAGTTAATAAAACAGATGAACAACTGCGCGGCTAAAACTAATGACTCAAGCTGGCGCATTGTAAAGCGAAAGAGCGCAGGCGACGTATCCGCGCCGATCTCACTTGCTATGGTTGTAAGTATGTTAATGAAACCTCAACAGATAGCCGCTATTTACACCGAGTAGTGTATAATTGCCTTCTATGGGTATCTTCGATCGTAAGTCTAAGAAGCTAGAAGCTCAATACGCTCCGCAGGTCATGGGAGAAAGTATCTTCTCTCTTAATTCTGCGATCATGCCTCGGATCTCGCGTAAAGAAGCGATGTCAGTCCCGTCTGTTGCTCGCGCCCGTAACCTTATTTGTGGCACAGTAGCCAGCATCCCTCTAGAGTATTACAACAAGCGCACAGGCGAAGTTATCGCGCCGCCTCGATGGATCACTCAACTATCAAAGTCGCAGCCATCTTTCGTCACCTTAACTTGGGTAATCGACTCCCTCATGATGTACGGCGTGGCTTATCTTCTTGTCGAAGAACGCTATGCAGAAGATGGACGCCCTGCATCGTTCGAGTGGATCGCTAATAACCGAGTCACTTTCACAACCGATGTTCTCGGCATTATGATTGATCAGTATTACGTTGATTCAACTCCAATCAACATGAATGACATTGTGACAATTCAAGGATTCGATGAAGGCATTCTAGAGCGCGGATCTCGCACCATTCAGGCCGCAATCGATGTCGAAAGAGCAGCCGCGGTCAATTCTGCACAGCCTCAAGCGGCAGGATTCTTGAAAAATACCGGCGCGGATCTTCCACCTGCAGAAGTTCAGGGATTACTTGCAGCTTGGAAACGCAGCCGTCAAAATAACTCCACCGCATACCTCACATCCACGTTAAGTTATGAGGCGGTTGCGTTTTCACCTAAAGACATGATGTACAACGATGCGATCCAGAATCTTTCTACTCAGATCGCCAGATTGTGCAACGTGCCAGCCTATTATCTTTCAGCTGATCAGAACACTACGATGACTTATGCCAACGTACAGGATGAGCGTAAGCAATTCTTCGCTCTCTCAATCGAGCCCTACATTCAGGCAGTCCAGACACGCCTGAGCATGGATGACATCTCAACCTCTGGCCACGAAGTGCGTTTTGCCGTTTATGACACATTCTTAAAGAGTGATCCAATGACAGAATTAGCAGTTATCGAGAAGCTGCTTGCTCTAGGACTTATCACTACAGAGCAGGCAATGGAAATGACAGATCTAACACCTAACGGCAGCGAAGGACTAAGTTAATGGAAACTCTATACATAGAAGCCTCATCTATTGAGTGCAGCGAAGAGCGCCGCGAAATCTCAGGCAAGATCGTGCCACTTGGTACAGGCGAGATCGGTAATACTAATCTCGGCGCCTATACTTTCGAGTCTGGATCGATCGACATTGAAGACGTGAAAGCCATAAAATTATTCAGTCAGCATGACATGAAGAAACCGATCGGGCGCATGATAAGCGCAGAAACACGCGAGGGCATTGGAATTTTTGCTACCTTTAAGCTAAGCCGTAGCACAGGCGGCAATGACGCCCTAGTAATGGCTCAAGAAGGTCTAGTCTCTGGCTTGTCAATCGGTGCAGAGATCATCGCATCCAAGCCAAGCCGTAGCGGTCACACAGTAGTAACAGCGGCAAAACTCAAAGAAGTTTCTCTAGTTACTGAGCCAGCATTCAAGTCTGCTCAGGTGCTAGAGATTGCAGCGGAAGAAGCGCCAGCCGAAGCCGTAGAAGAAACCCTACCTACAGAAAGCGAGACAGTCGTGGAAGACACAACAGTCGAAGCAACACCAGTAGAGGCTGCGGCTGTAGAAGCTGTCCGCCCTACAATTTCAGCACGCGCCTACACACAGGATCGTGTCGCACCAATTACATCAGCACAATATCTCGGAGCATAGATCAAGGCTGCAATGGGCGATGACGAAGCTCGTCGTGTAGTTCGCGCTGCCGATGATTCAACATCAACCAACACAGGTCTTACATTGCCTGCGCACCTCAACATGTTCGACACAACTACATTCTCAGGCCGTCCTGCATTCGATGCAGTAACACGCTCTGGTGCAGTTCCTCAACTATCATTCACCATTCCTAAGATGGGAACCGCTCCAACTACTGCAGTAACTGCAGAAGGTGCAGCACCATCAGAGACAGGCATGACTTCAACATACGACACAGTCACAGCCGCTAAATACTCAACTTTGAACCGCGTGAGTTTTGAGCTCCTCGATTTTTCAAATCCGGCCTTTGAGACATTGCTTATGGACGAAATGCGTAAAGGCTATGAGAAGGCAACAGATAACGCACTCATTGCATACTTCACATCTGCAGGTACACAGGCAACTGGCGTAGCAGCAACAGCAGCAGGACTCCAGAGCTTCATCGCTGCACAGGGTCCAGCAGCTTACAAGGCAACAGGTGGAGATTACGCTAACAAGCTAGTAGCCTCGACTGACCAATGGTCAGCAATCCTCGGATACGCCGACACAACTGGACGCGCATTGTTCTCAGCGGAAGCACCTACAAACGCTTCAGGTGGAGCTTCAATCAACTCAACAGTTGGCCGCGTACTTGGCGCAGACCTTATCGTTGATCACAACATCGCCGTATCTGGCATCGTTGATGAGTCAGCATTCTTGGTCGCTCCTAACTCAGTTTACGTCTGGGAGTCACCTGTTACAAATCTTCGCCTCAATGTTCTCACAACAGGCGAGATCGAGATCAACATGTACGGCTACCTAGCAATCCACGCTAAGGCAGCAGGAGCAGGCATCCGCCGCTTCAACCTATCTTAATTAGATAGAACCTAAGTCGCTGGCGGCGTAGTGCCCTTCTACGCCGCCAGTCTTTAGAAAGGATAAGAGCATGGCATTGACTACAATCGCAGAGCTACGCACCGCGCTCGGTGTCGGTACGCTTTACGCTGACGCCACGCTTCAAGAAGTCTGTGATGCCGCTGACAACGTTCTCTTACCTTTTCTATGGACTAACACGACCTCAATCACGGGCCATAGCAACACAGCGAATACAGGCACGTCATATTTTGATGAGTACATTCAAGATATCTTTTATGTAGGCCAGAGCCTAGTGATCAGCGGCTGCGGATCAA